ATAAAAATGGTCATAATAAAATAATGATTAAAAAATTTTTAAACTGGATAAAAAGTTTATTCGGTACAACAGGACCAGACTATAGATTCGTTAAAGCTGAAGGAGAACCAGTAGTTTTAGAAGAAACTCCTGCAGAAGAATCAACAGTTAATCACTGCACTACTCACTTAAGATTTAGAAAACATTGTCTTGATTGCTTAAGAGTAGTTGCTGCAATATAATATGGAACCAGAACAAATCCTTTACAAACTTCAAAGAGCATTAGAAAGACGAGTCAATCAATTGGCAATCTCGGTTACGTCCGGAGGGGTTGACAACATGGAAACATACAAGTATATAATAGGACAAATAAATGCCTTAGAGGCAACTAAACAGGAAATCTCTAACCTGCTTAATGAGAAGGAGCAAAATGAAGGAACAGTCGTCGACATCAACACAAAAAATACAGTTACCAAATAAGGATTTAGTTGGTTTAAAAAGATCAGAAGAACAAAAAGAAGTCACAACAGAAAAAACAAAATTACCCAAACCTACTGGTTGGAGAATGCTAGTTTTACCATTTAGAATGGATGAAAAAACTAAAGGCGGAATCTTACTAGGAGATGAAACTATAGACCGACAACAGGTTGCATCGCAATGCGGAAGTGTACTTGCGATGGGAGACGCTTGTTATAGGGATAAAGAGAGATATCCAAACGGTCCGTGGTGCGCGGTTGGTGATTGGGTGGTCTTTGCACGTTATGCAGGATCACGTATAGAAATTGAAGGTGGGGAAGTTCGTCTTTTAAACGAAGATGAAATTTTAGCAACTGTCCAGGATCCAACAGATATCCTGCACAAATATTAACATAGGAAGGAACTATGCCAGAGGAAAATAAAATAAAACAAGAAAAACAAAACGTAGAGTTAGATACTTCAGGACCTGAAGTTGATGTAACTTTACCAGAGGAAGTAAAAGAAGAAGTAGTAGAAACCAAGGAAGAAGAAACAGTAAAAGAAGTTGAAGAAGTAAAAGAAGAACCAGTTAAAGAAGACGATTCTAAGTTAGAGGAATACAGTAAAGGCGTTCAATCACGTATTGCTAAACTCACAAGAAAAATGAGAGAAGCAGAACGTAGAGAAGGTGCTGCTGTTGAGTATGCTCAAGCTTTAGAATATCAAAGAAAACAGGATCAACATACATTTCAAAAAATGGATACTGATTATTGGTCTAAATTCGAGAAAAATGTAAAAACAGGAATGGAGTCTGCTCAAAAAGAATTAGCAGGCGCTATTGAATCTGGAGATGCATCAGCTCAAGTTGAAGCCAATAAAAAAATTGCAACATTAGCATTCGATAATGCTAAATTAGAGCAAGTTAAAGAAAATAAACCCGTTGCACAGGAAACCCCTGTTCAACAACTATCAGACGGTGGAAGATTACCACAGCAAACTCCGCAAAGTTTACCGGACCCTGATCCTCAAGCAGAAGCTTGGGCTAGTAAAAATACATGGTTTGGCAAAGATCGAGCCATGACTTTTACTGCCTTTGAAATTCACAAGGATCTTGTAAATGAAGGATTTGACCCTAAATCGGATGACTATTATTCTGAAGTTAATAAAAGAATAAAGGTTGACTTCCCGCATAAATTTGCTAAAGGTGGTGATATAGAGCAAACGTCCAAGACCAATCAGTTGGTTGCTTCAGCTCAGAGAAGTGTAAGACCTGGACGCAAAACTGTGAGACTCACATCTTCACAGGTAGCAATAGCTAAAAAATTAGGTGTGCCACTCGAAGAATATGCGAAACAAATAAAACTCACGGAAGGAGCATAATATGATAAAAGACGATACAAAAACTTCACGTGCGAGTCAAACACGGTCAAATACTGAAAGACCAAAAGTGTGGACTCCTCCATCTTCTCTAGATGCACCCCCTGCACCTGATGGATTCAGGCACAGATGGATACGGGCAGAGAGTTTAGGATTTCAAGATTCTAAAAATATCTCTGGAAGATTAAGATCCGGTTATGAATTGGTGAGAGCCGATGAATATAAGGATTCTGATTATCCTGTAATCACTGAAGGAAAATACAAGGGGATTATCGGGGTTGGTGGCCTTGTGCTCGCAAGGGTGCCCGAAGAAATCGCGAAGCAGAGAACTGAATATTTTCAGCGTCAAACTGAAGGTCAGAACGAAGCCGTAGAACACGATCTCATGAAGGAAGAGCATAAGAGTATGCCTATTGATGTTAATAGGCAATCTCGTGTAACCTTCGGTGGTACAAAGAAAAGTTAATTTTTTAACTATTCCGAATCATCGATTTAAATTAACCCGTTTACAGGTTAAACTGTAAACATAAGGAGACAACTATGGCTAATAGAAATAGCGCAGGATTCGGATTTATTCCAGCTGGTACGTTAGGCAATACGCCTGCTACCAATGGACTGTCTGAATACTTTATAGTAGCTGGAGACACTGCAAATAAGTTCAATGGTATGGGAGTACGTGTTACTGCCGGATACATTGTAACTGGCGAAGACTCCAATACTGGCACAACCTGTGGTGTTTTACAGGGTATATTTTACAACGCTGCAACTACGTTAAAACCTACGTTTGCAAGTTGGTATGATGCAACAATCACACCAGCGAACAGCGAAGATACTAAAGCGTTTGTAAATGATAACCCCTTCCAATTGTACAATGTCGCAACCGATGCAGCAGTAGCAACTACTGTAGCAGGTGCACATGCTATCTATCTTGACACATTTGATGTGAACACAGGTGGAAATACAACAACTGGAAGATCGAGCACTACAATCGACATTGGTGACACTGCTGCTGCTTCAAAAACATGGAGATTGATTAGAAGCGCAGAAGACCCAGAAAATAATGATCTGACAGCTGCTTATTGTACCGTCGTTGTATTACAAAACTTAAACGAGTACATTGATAGTACTGGTGCTTAAGTCTGAATAGGAGATAAATTATGGCAATATCAAGAACACAGCTAGTTAAAGAACTAGAGCCAGGATTGAATGCACTATTCGGCCTGGAATACAAGAGGTATGAAAATCAGCATGCTGAGATTTATACAACCGAGTCAAGTGACAGAGCTTTCGAAGAGGAAGTTATGTTATCTGGATTCGCTAACGCACAAGTAAAAGCAGAAGGTCAAGGCATATCATTTGATGATGCTCAAGAGACTTACACTGCACGTTACACTCATGACACAATTGCTTTAGCATTTGCAATCACAGAAGAAGCTATCGAAGATAATCTTTACGATAGAATTGCTTCTAGATATACAAAAGCTTTGGCACGTTCTATGTCTAATGCGAAACAAGTAAAAGCAGCAAGACCTTTGATTCAAGGACTTCCGTCAACGGATAACTTTGATTCAGGTGATGCAGTTTCTCTGTTTTCAACTAACCACACAACAATTAGTGGAACAGCAGTTAAAAATACTTTAACTACGCAAGCAGACTTGAATGAAACTTCATTAGAGCAAGGTCTAATCGACATTGCTGGAATGACTGATGAACGTGGATTGAGAGTGGCAGCTAGAGGGATTAAAATGATTATCCCTTCAGCTAATCAGTTCAATGCTGAGAGATTGATGAAATCTCCAGGCAGAACTGGAACAGCAGACAATGATATCAACGCTGTTGTATCAATGGGAATGATTCCTCAAGGATATAGAGTGAATAATTTCTTAACTGATACTGACAGTTGGTATATTATTACTGATGTGCCTAACGGTATGAAAATGTTCCAAAGAGCAGCTTTAAAAACTGCTATGGAAGGTGATTTCGATACTGGCAACGTTAGATACAAAGCTAGAGAAAGATACTCGTTTGGAGTATCTGACTATAGAGGTATCTTCGGTGTAGAGGGTGCGTAATCCAAAATAAATTTGTGGCGGGACATAGTTCCGCCACATTTTGCAAATAAGGTAAGAAATGCTTAAGAAATTCCTAGTAAATATTTGGGCTTATGATTATCACGCTAAATTTGAAGTTTTAGCGGAGGATAATCGTGAATCTATTGAACAATCTATCCTTGACAAATTAGGAGAAAAGAGTATAAAGTGGGAATCAACGGGAATGTTTAGAGACACTCCCCGTAGAATAACCTATGAGGAGGTTAGTAATGACCGAAGACCTATACAAACAAAAGAGGTCCTTGGAGTTAGGGTGGCAATATGAGTATAATCAACACGGAAAATATACTCTTAATATGGTCGACATTGATGAGAAAATTAGAAGTATCATCACTCAGATCAAAGCCGAAGAGTTTAAAATTGCTGATAGAGAAAATAAAATCAGTGATTCAGCCCCCGAAGTTTCTGTGGCAACTTAAATAAACGCCACATCGCTGAAATCGTACTTTAATGCAAGGATCTCTTGCACTCAATTAAAAAATAACATATAAATTTGCCACTATACAAATTTTAAAAAAAATTAAATGTAGACGCGTATAGTCGACATCCCCTAGGGACTACATTTAAAATATTCTAGGAGGAATATTATGGCAAACACAACGTTTAAGGGAACAGTAAGAGCAGAATCTGGTCTTAAAGTTTCCGCACAAACAGCTGCAACTGGTGCATACACAGATAAATTTACTGTTAATTCATCAGGACAGCCAATAACCGTAAATGGAGCACACTGGAAATATACAGCTGCATCAGGTTACGGACCTACTGATTTAATGATCGGTAAAGCTAGTAGTTCTGCAGCAACTGTAGATCCATTCGCTGAAAGTTCATCTAAATTATTTCCATTAGGAAGTGAATTAATTTACAATGACAGAAAATTCAGATATGGACTTAATGGTGGCTCAGCGATTACTGCTGGAAAACTCGTACAACACGTAACAGAAGTTGCTAATCACACTAACTGTGCTGCTACTGCAACAACTGCAGCTGGTGAAACAGCAATATCTATTGAAACAGCTGGAGACACAGATCTTACAGCTAATCAATATGCTGAAGGTTATCTATTTGTTAATGATGTGAATGGTGAAGGACAATGTTTAAAAGTTAAGTCTAACCCTGCTCATGATCACTCAGCAGATCCAAGTGTTATTATTACTTGTTACGATGATTTAGCAACAGCATTAACAACTAACTCTCAATTAACTTTGATGCCTAACCCGTATTCAGCAGTTGTTGTAGCTCCGGCTACACATACTGGTGCTTGCGTGGGTGCAACAACAGTTGATATGACTGCTAGTTATTATGGTTGGTTCCAAACTCATGGACCAGCTGCACTGTTAACTGACGGTACTCTTACTCTAGTATCACCAGCAGTTCGTTCAAACGGAACTGCAGGAGCAGTTGAAGTTCTTGATTCTGGCGCAGATGCTGAATGTCAAATAATTGGACAAGTTATGTGTGTTAGTGCAACTTCAGAGTATTCTTTAGTATGGATGAATCTGTAATAAAATAAATTAGGATGGGGCTTCGGCCTCTTCATAATTAATAGTTAGGAGAAAAGTTATGTCAACAGATATAAAATCATCTGCAGTAATTACAACTACAGCGCTCGACGCTGATGGTTTATCGACTGCAGCAGCCGTTGGAAATAATGCAGCGCTTACTTTAGGTGGAGCATTAACTTCTGGAGGAGCTTATACAGCAGATACTGGAACAGCTAGACAAATTACACTTTTAAGTGCAGGAGACGATACAGGAATTACATTTACAGTAGTAGGAACGGATGTTAATGGAGACGCTTTATCGGAAACCGTTACTGGAGTGAATGATGATACTGCAACAAGTACAGGCTATTTTGCAACAATATCGTCAATAACAGCAGTCGGAAACCCGGCAGGTAATATGTCTGCAGGAATTAATTCTGAAGTAGCAGGAATTGTTTTTGAAGGTCGTACACGAGTTAAAAATTTAAATTGGACTGGTGGCGGTGCTATTGGATCAATTTACATAAGAAATAGTGGAACAGCAGGAACAAGTTTAATAACAGTTCGTTCTAATGCTACTTTAGGGGTTAATGATGATCTTGCTTTAGCAGACGATGGGGTTGTTTTTGATTCTGGAGCTTATATTACTTATACAGAAACACAGTGTAATAGCGTAACGGCATTTTACGGATAGTAGGTAGCCCATGGCGAATACTACTTCTGGAACAGTCACTTTCGACAAAACATTTGCTGTTGATGAGATTATTGAAGAAGCTTACGAGCGAATAGGCTTACAATCTGTTTCGGTGTATCAATTAAAAACAGCAAGAAGATCTTTAAATATTCTATTTCAAGAATGGGGAAATAGAGGCTTGCACTACTGGGAAGTAGGCGACACTAATATTGATCCAGTTGAAGGCCAAGCTGAATATACTTTCTATAGAGCTAGTTCAGATGGAACTTCTTCAACAACCGTTGGAGGAACAACAGGAACATCAACTTATGGTGTTGCTGATGTTTTAGAAGCAACTTACCGAACGGGTAGAGGCACAACTTCTGAAGCGGATTCTGCTCTTACAAAAACAGACAGATCAACGTATTCTGGTTTAGCTAATAAATTATCTAAAGGAACACCCACTAGATATTTTGTTCAAAGATTCGTGGACAAAACAACAGTCACTTTATATCCAACACCCGATTCAACAGCAGCAGCAAAAGATGTTCACCTTTTCTTTGTCAAAAGAATTCAAGATGCTGATGCAACTTATACCGATGCAACCGATGTCCCTTATCGTTTTGTACCTTGTATGGCATCAGGATTAGCATTTTATTTAGCACAGAAATACGCTCCACAAAGAACACAAGAATTAAAATTATTTTACGAGGATGAATTAGCAAGAGCACTATCAGAAGATGGTTCTTCTACAAGTGTTCATATTCTTCCTAAAACTTATTACCCAGGAACATAATGGCATTCGCAAGAGGAAAATACGCAAAAGCAATATCAGACCGATCAGGTATGGAATTTCCATACAGTGAAATGGTTAAGGAATGGAATGGAATGTTTGTTCATAAATCTGAGTATGAAGCCAAACAACCACAGTTAGATCCAAGACCACATGGAGCTGATCCTCAAGCATTGGAAAATGTAAGAACAGATAGAACAGAAAAGGATGTCACATCATTATTAATTCATGATCCGTTTACCACGTACGCTGCTTCATCAAGCGTAATTAACGTTAATACTCCAAATCATGGATTAACTAGTGGAGACACTTATAGATTTAGAGGAACACCAACCGTGTCTGATGGTTCTGGAGCATATGCAAATCCAGGGTCTTTTGATGGTATAGCAGGCTCCAATATTGCAAAAGCTGCAGGGTATGCTATTGTTACTGGCAAGTATGTTAGTGGCTCTAGAGATACAGATTTTACAGACGATTGGTTTTATTTTACTGTAGATACTAGTACTGCTACAACAGGAGGAATTACAGGAGGAGGGTTTCCGGTTTCAATAGGACCAGCGACTTTATCAGCATAATGGCAGGATTTACTTATTCAACACTTACAACAGCAATTCAGAATTATACTGAAGTAGGAACTTCGGTCTTATCGAGTACAATTACAGATCAATTTATTGATAATTCAGAACTTAGAATACAAAGAGAACTTCCAATTGATGCAGATCGAAAAGAAATGCTTGGAAATTTAACAGCTTCAAAAGACAATGTTTATGCTCCTGCGGGAACTTTATTCGTCAGAGGACTTCAAGTTTATACTTCAACAACC